TTGTCGTCATTTTGACTCTCCTGTTTTACTATTAGATTGGTTGATATATATTCGTAAATATAGACACTATATACTTATATATATATATATAGGGGGTCACTTATGCAGCCATTTTTAGCTCAGCCATTTTGGCTTTAAATAACTCACCAACCTTACTATTATTTCGGATGATTTCAGGTTGTGCTTCCTTCCAAACTTTCAGACCCTCCAGGGAGTTAATTTCCTGAAGTGCTACTTTTGCAATCTGGAATGCATTTGCATTATCGACTTTCCCCTGAACTGGATTCTGAGACTCAAACTGATTCTCTTCCTGAGTTGCCACTTCAGCATCATCATCTTCCTCCTCTGAAGCAGACAGTCCGAAAATCGCCTGGTAAATTTGCCTCTTGGCATAGGATAAAGCCGATCCGATTCCCTGGCTTGTCTGTTTATCCAGTTTTAATTCATAGTAACTGGTGATAAACTCTCCACTTTCTTCATGGAATAGAAGTGTTACTAATCCCTCTCCAGTTGGAAATTGCATTATACCCAATCCGTACTTTTGACAGATTGGATCTATCTTTTTAACAAGTGCGTGAAACTGAATAAAATCATTACCAAAATGTGGGTTTATACCCCCGGCATAAATTGTACTTCCCAGTTCACCTTTTGCCTTATAAACTGCAGACAAAACATTTTTACCTGTTCCTATTATCTTAAAATTATTTTCCATTTTCTCTCCTCATTAATTGAAAACTTCAAGTGTCTGGATACCATCGTAGTATCCAGATAATCTGTTGCGTTGATCTTCATTAGCACCCTGATATTGCTGGTACTTCTTAACTATTGCCCTGATGTCATCTCTGCCCTTTTCCAGGTCTTTTTCAGACAACCTATAAGACTGTACGTTGTGAGGATTGCTCTTCTCACACACTACAAAAATGAAATCGTAATCATCACCAGTAATTGCTTTTAAACCATCCAAATACCATGCTGCTTGCATGTGATAACCAAACTTTTTAACTGATGACATGAACGCATAAGGATTAGCAGATAACATGATTTTTAGGTCAATTGCAATCTTCTGTTCTTCCAATAGTTTATCAACTCTAAATGCACCTAAAATATTATCAAAATCGGGATGTCTAAAAAAACCTGAAACCTCATTTTCTCCTTTCGCTTTCTGAAAGACATTTGAAGTAACAGGATTTTTTAATATATTTTCTCTCCATCCAAGTGCCTGAGTAAAATCCTCCTGACTAATGAGGACCTTCTCTTCTAATTTAGCCTGTTCCTGGGCCAGCATTTTCTGCTCTCTACCCCCTTTAGTTCTTGCATCTACTTTCGGCATCACTAGATACCTCTCAGTTAACTTATCCATCTCCAGGATCATAGTGTGACCAAGACTTCCCAGTATGAGTGCTTTAGTCTCTGGATATTCTCTTTTACTGAGCCAATGATTGACTGACTGTTGCAACAGCTTCAGTTCAGAACAATGCAGATATTTTGGCAGATTCAGGTACTTCTGAAAGTCCATGTCTGAGATTAACTTTCCTTCATATTTATCCATATTCTCTCCTTTATATTAAAAAACCCACACCAACCGGAAGGTCAATGTGGGTATCATAGATTTACCAGGGTTCATCATCTGCTGAAGCATTAGCAGGTTGAATTCTCCAGGCTTGAAGACTATTAAAGTATCCTGACTTCTCGCCTTTCTCCCACTTTTTCCCCTTCAGATTAATGTCTACATCGACATTATCACCAACTTTATACTTATCTAAAAGGTCCGTTTTGTTCTGCACCACTTCCAACTTCAGGAAGTCTGGATACTCTGGGTTTGGTGCATGTTTGAGGATGAATTCTCGTTTCTTAAACGAGTCCGAAATCACTTGAACATCATAGATTTCGATTATTTTCCCTGACACTGTATAAGCATCACTCATATACTTCTCCTATTATATATTAAAGTTAAGGCCCCACCTGACTCAGCTAGGTGGGACCACAATAAACCGGACATCAATGTCCGTAAAAAACACCCTCCAGGGTGCTATTGCGAAACTGTAGATGCTTCAGAAGCAGTGAACTCCGCAATCCTATCCTGAATCAGTTTCTCTGCACCGTATTTAACTTTGCTACTCAAAGCTTCGTTTAATACATGGCAGATGGTGGACTCAGCAATTCCAATTTCTTGACTAACATCTTTCAACGTGACACCAGATCTCTTCAATCGGTGTCTCAAATTCCCCATTTCATCTCCTATATATATGTGTTATATATTAAGTTCGTTTTTGCATTAATTGAACTTACTCCTAACTTACTGTTTTGATATACTATATACTAATCCAGTGAAGTTGTCAAGATTTATTTGTAAATAATTAAAAATAGTCACACTATAGACAGTCTATAGTGTCCATGCAATTCACATACCCCCTAATAAATAAAAACCTTAGTACCAAGTATAGTACCAAGTTTTGAAGGTAGTTTCAAAAAAATTCAAAAACTACTAAAAAACTTTCAATTATTATTAAAATAATTCCCCTGTAAAATCAATCCCATCCAAGATATCTTTCATTTATTTTAATTTAATTGAAAATAAAGCTTGACAAAAGGATGACAAAAGGTGATAATTAGTCACCATCAATTATGATGGTTTTTAAGTTAACCCTAAAGGAGAGAACATGTCAACTAAAACTAAAAAAGAACTAATGGAAATGCAAGTAGTTCAAGCAGAAGCAATTAAAATCTTAATTGAAAAAGTTGAGGATTTGAAGAATGCAGGAATTAACCTAGAGAATAGATTTGAGGCACTTCAAAAAGCTTGTGGTGATGATAATATTAAAATTCAAAAACTAGAAAAGACACAAAACCATTTGGTTGAGCTTAGAAAAAAAGCAACACTCAATAAAAGGGCATTTGCAGATACGGCAATTCATACTTCATGTGATGCATTTTGGAGGGAAGATTTTTTTGATTACTCCCCTGGGGAATATGGATATGCAGGAGGGGAATATTATCCTAAGTTGAGTTGCAATATGGAACCCATCCCGGAACCTATTACAATTGAAGAAGAAATTATGCGTGTACAGGGTACGTTCCACTTTGTGGGTGACTCTGTAGCAGATCTTCATTTAGTGTGTTCACACTTTGCAGATATTGGAGAAGATTATTATGTTTTCTTTAATGATCAACCTTACACAATTGGTGATGACCCAACAATACACCCATATCAAGATTGGTGTGTCTGGACACCAAACACTGAACACTATAATAAATAAGGAGAGCAATGGGTAAGAAACCACTAACGAGAGAACAGATCCAGCAGATAAGAATTCTGGTGAAGGGTAAGCCACTTCACGAACTGCTGCTCAACCTGGGCATCGATCTGATGCTCAGAAGTTCTGATCTCAGGAACCTAAAGGTCTCTGATGTCATGAATCCGTCAGGCACTGTTAAGGAATCAGTTTCAGTCAAACAGATTAAGACTGGCAAGCGAACCTTAGCAATGCCTATCATGGACAATTCCAGGAATTCAATTGCAGAACACTTGAGCGATAAATCTCAGGATGAGTTTGTATTTGGAGGAAGGAAGTCCAACTACACCAGGCAGCCCATTTCCGGTCAGCAGTATGGCAGGATTGTTAAGGGTTGGATGAAGGAACTAGGTTTGGAAGATGTCTCAGAATTTTCCACTCATAGTATGAGGAAAAGTAAGGCAACAGCAATTTATGAAGAGACACATGATGTTGATGCAGTAAGACGGTTGTTAGGACAGAGTAGTGTCACAGCAACATCTGCCTATCTTGGCGTAACCGACAACTCAGCACTTGAGTTGGCGAAATCAATTAACTTGTAAGGAGAGAGAAAATGAGTAAAAGAAAAACTGCAGTAGAAAAACTTCTAGAAAGAGCAAATATATTAGGTTGCCAAGTAGAAGTAATTAAAAACTCTAGAGGTCACTATAGGAGACATTCATCTCTTGGGTCCACTTCTGTACCTCAGAAAGTGATTGAGATTGATGGTAAAAGATTCTCAATAGCTGGGGCAAAACAATATCTAGATGCTAGAAGTCTTGAATATAAGCCAAGAGTTAAAGATCTAGAAAACTTATTTTTATTTTAATTAGAAAAGGAGACAGTATGAATAAATTTAAAATAATCAGATTCTTTTTTGATGAGAATGTTTCAAACAGGACCATTAAAAAAGGACTCACTGAAGAAGCAGCAATGGCACATTGCAATGACCCGGAGACCAGTTCTTCCACTTGCACAAACAGTGCAGGTAAAAGAAGGACTGAGAATCAGGGTAAATGGTTTGATGGATTTTCTAAGGAGGCTGCATGAGAAAACAAGTCAGAATATCTCCAGAGATTCATGCCAAAATATTGGAGCACCTGGAGAAAAAGGAGTTGAGAGTATTATTGAAATCATGGGTTGAAAAAGCCTGTTTAGATTTAATCAAAAAAGAAAAGGAGGAAGTATGAGTCATTTTACACAAGAAGAAATTGATTACATGGATTACTTAGAAGAAATTTATGATGCTCCCAACTATGGATTATTATATAGGAAGGGTGATCCTATTGCTTTTGAGGTTGGCATGAATGAGTGGTTAGCAGAAGAGGAGGAAGTATGAAACACATAATCATTCTTATATCCCTCCTCACTGCTCCATTTATTATTCAGGGGCAAGACCACTATGAGGTGGTCTGTAAGAGGACTGAGGGGTGTCCAGTGGTCAATGGAACATGCCCCACCTGCACTATTGTGGAAGAGACATACAAAATAGTTCTAGATCCAGACCTTGCAGCTTGGGCTAAATGGATTAAGAAACGTAATAAGTATGTTCCATTAAAGAATGACAATCCCAAAAGAGAATCATCAGGATGGGGTTGGGATGGTCCTACCTGGAGGGGGTTGAGGGTTCTGTATTAGTATGTCCTGGACCCGAACAATGAATAATAGGGATCTTGCTCTCTCATCTTCTCAACTGGGGAGAGCAACCCTGGTATTGCTGATGGATACATTGACCTGTTCCCTACCTCCGACATACCCCTTCTATTCTCATTCCCAAGTCTGTTTAAGGTCTTCCTTAAATGTGGTTCTCCCAATGGGTCCATCATAGAACTCATACCTGCAACTTTCCTTTTGGCTGCATCATTATCCAGAACATCACCCACTGTATTAGCAGTTTGAGTTGCTCCACCCCTGAGTTTGCTGAGAGCACCAAGTGCCTGACCAGGCATAGAGGGAGGTGCTTCCAATGAGGCTTTAACCTGTTGCATCTGGTGGGTCTGACTACCCATTAGCTTTTTAGCTCTTGCATCCATGTCACTCACATACCTCATTTTCTTCATAAACTCCAGTGCAGCTTCAGGTGTCCTGGCAATTACCTTAATTTTATCTCTCTCCTCTCCAGACAACAGTCTCAGTATCTTCTCCTCATTCTGCCAGTTCACGTTTGCTTTCTGAATTCTATTATACATTTGGGAAGCATATCCAAGACGGTATGCATTCTTGTCTGCATCAGACAAACCATTCAATTGTCTCTGCATCAGAGTTGCAGAAACATCAGCACCCTTCTTATGTGCACTGACTCCCTGGTGGAATGCTTTCTTGTATGTTTCTCCATTCTCTATATACTTGGTTGCTGTTTTATAATCTGGAGATGCATCTTTCAGGACCTTATTTATCTTTCCATACAGACCCATCAACTCATTATAATCTGACTCCCTGTAATGTGCTCCAGTTTTCAGATTTGTTTCCATTGCGGTTGCCATATCACCTATCTTAACCTTCAATGTATGCAGATGGGTAAGTGGAAGTGGACCACTCAACCTATCACCCAGGGTACCCCATAGTTCATCAGTACCTTCCTTCAGTAAATTTGTATCCCGGACAAATTTTGGTATCCTCACTTTTGCTTCATTCCACGCTTCTTTAATCTTTTTACCAACAAAAGTGGCACCTGGTTTTTTTGTTTTTACTGTTCCAGGTATTTCAATTCTTGAATCTTTTCCTTCATAACTGATCTTTAAACCTCCTTTCCCTCCTCCTGATGTGGGGCTACTTCCTTCTTTTAAATATCTGTTGATCTCAGTGAAGAGTGCAGGGTCATCTATAATTACAGGATTTGCTTTTGCATAGAATGGTTTTGCCACTCTCTTAAACCATTTCTCCAGGACTTTTTCCATGTGATCCACATCATCTATTCTCTTGCCCAGGAACTTCTTAACTGAAGTTTTTGCTATCTCTGGAAACTCTGCAGCTTTTGCACTCAATGCCTCAAATGCACTCTGGGTTCCTGATGGAGCAGTCTGTCCTATTTCCTGGTGTTGTAATCTTAACTGGGAGTTTGCTTTTGTCAGGTCTGCCAACTGGGTAATCTCTGCAATTTTTGGGTCAAGTGCAACTATATCATCCAGTGCTTTTGACAGGTCATCTAGACTCTGGTGAGATGCAACAACTGCATTGTTGATTGTCTGGGATGCCTCACGATCTACTTTTCCAGGTTGACCCTCAACAATTGTATTACCATCCAGGTCTGTAACATCCATCCCCTTTTTTGCCATCCTATTTGAAATGGCTTTTGCACCAGATTCCAGAGCATAACCTGCAATGCCAAATGGGACCCCCCAACCTGCACCAACTGGAGCAGCATCTTTTGCTCTCTGTATTCTGTCTTGAGATGCCCAACCACCTTCACCTGTTCCATAACTGTAAAGGGCAAAATCTGTTGCACCAACTCCTGCACCAATCAGACTTCTTTTCAGGAGATTTTGTGCCCACTGTCCTTCCTTTATCCTGCCTACATATGGAAGGTAGGATGCAAGTTTTCCAACCAGGTAAAATGGAACTGCAAGAGAACCTGCTATTTCTGAACCCAGTGCTGCACCCTCATGTGCAGTCTTGAATTCTTTTAAGTTCTTCCTGACATTAGCAACCTCATCATCAAATTTGGTATCATTAACTTTTGATCTCAGGTATGCTTCCAACTCATCTGCACCACCAAATGTCAGACCCTGACCAAAACTCCTGGACATTCCTGCCAGGAACTCACCAAACTGATCTAACTGTTTTCGTTTATCCTCATACTCTCCCTTACCCAATTTAATCCCCATCCCGATATCCACTGTAGGTGAGAACTCTTTCATTTCTTCAGGTGGAACCAGGGTACCTGCATCTCTCATTCCCTGGATGTCCACACCCTTCTCTTTAAATAACTCCAGGATTTCTTCTTCAGAATGCTTCCCGGAATCCTTTAATATATTATATGCTTTTAAGATTTTGGCGTTTGTCATTGAAATGCCTCTTCTGCTATTTCTTCTTTACTCATATCCGTAATCTTTTTCTTCCTCTTCAATTTTCTTTTCAGTGGTCCTGCACCATCTTCAATAGATGCCTGGCTTGCTAACTTATAAGCCTGTTTCATACTGTCTGGAGATACTGAATTATACAGGTCCATTATCCTTTTCCTTCTTGCTTCTTTTCTCTTAACATCAAATTGACTATCTCCAGGAACAGGATACATGATCAACCTGAACTGGGTTAATTCTTCTGCCCTGACAGTCGCACCTGAAAAGAGATATGCAAAACCCTGGGCACCACCCATATAGGCATTCTCTGCAGACCTGGCTAACCTTAGCTCTGGTGTCTGACCAAATGGGTTAATTCTATTAGTCCCCATAATATACTGTGCCCAATCTGCAGGTCTTGCCACTTCAGTTGGATCATAACCTTCATTTATTAATGCCGATATATCTTCTTCTGTTTGGGCAATCTGACCAAACTTAAATCCAGATTTTGACTGTTCAGTTCCTGGTAATCCCACTCCTTCTTGCATAAACTGTTCAATGGATGCGTCTTTCTTCCAACCCATTTTTGTCATTGCTGCTTCACTTAACCCTCTTGATTTGCCAAATTCCCAGGGGGACTGAAATGACTCCAATGGTCCTGCAAACATTCCCAACTTCTGCTTTTCCCCATCCTTTACAACTCCCTTAACAAGTTCATTCTGCTGTAGCATCTTGTAATATTTTCGATAGTTAGCTGGAGTCATTTTACTGTCAGGTTGAGATCCCTTAAACAGAATTCCATTCAATGTTTTTGTATCGAGCTTGAGATCACCAATACTATCGGACCCAGTTTTTACTGTAGTCTTATATTCTCCATTTTGAGTAATGTAAGAATGTCCGGTGGGGTTACCTTCTCGATCAATAATTGGCTTTACCTCTACTGCACCAGGTGCCTTTTTTAACTGAGAGACAATATTCATTGAAGCAGCAACTGCTTTTTCTGGAGAAGTTGCATACAGTTGTTGCAACATTGGGACTGCATCCATGTATTCCTGTCTACCTGAATTCCTTAACATTTGCAGAAGACCAGGGAATGACTCATCCCTCTTTTCTCTTCCCTGTTGCAATCTCTGGTATTCTTCCTCCTGTCTCTTGGCTTGCATATTCTGGATTAACTGATCTTCCTGGGCATTCCGGTGAGTATAAAAATCATTCCTCTGACCCTGTAGATCCTGGTGACCCTGTTGAAATGCCTGGAGACCTAACAGTCCACCTCTCCCTAAACTTTCTCCACCACCACCTCCACCTACCCATTCAGATGTAACATCAGGAGCAGCTAATATCCCTAGCCCTGCAGACATTAATCCCATTTTTAATGGAGACATACCGGAGGAGACCCAGGGTTTAGTATCCCTTTCCCCCTGGTCATTAGTCATCATTGCGTAGTCTGGATAATCTTCAAATAGTCCCATATTACCACTCACTTCCAAAAGGGTCACTCTCATCCTTATACATGTTCATACCCAACTCCATTAATAGATTTTGTGTATTTGAAAATTTCTTATCTTTCTCCCAACCAGATTTATTGGTTGATTGATTTGTATCCGATGCATCTCCAAGTAGACCTAGTTTCCTCTTCCTGTCCCTTTCTGCTTTCTGTCTTAATTTCATTCCATCAGTCCATTTTGGACCAGACATATCATCAGCCAGTAGTCCCGGAAGTTGTCCGGTATCCTGACCTGGTCCAGACATCCCAAATCCCATAGGGGCATTAACCATTTGGTGATTATAACCTTCTGCAACTCCCATTTGATTGGCTGCACCAAATCTGGGACCAGAAGGGTCATCAACTCGACTTAAAGCCATTGCCTGTTGATCTGCTGACTGCTCCGGGAAAGGTATCCTGGTTCCTGCTATTGATGGGTGATCGAATGGGAGGCTTGTTCCTCCAGAGTTAGGAGGTATTAAATTCCCCTCCAGATCAAACATAGCACCCTTACCCTCACTTGGAGAGGGCATACCTGGGGTTGCCCCATAAACTGGGTTACCATCAAGACCAACTGGGAATTCCCTGAAGTAGTTTTGGGCATAATAATCTGAATTTATATCTGGAGGTGGTGGGGACATACCCCCATCACTTGGGGCAACTTCCTGCATCTGATTCTTAGCAGCAAGTTCTAAAGGATTTATTCCATTAGTCCATCCCCCAGGAGGAGCAGAAGGTCCAGCATATGGTTGTCCTTCAAAATCAAAATTCTGCCCGATATTAGCCCTGCCATATGCCTCCCGGAATCGTTTTGCTCTGTCCGAATTTCTTGGTGATGCAAAGTAATTATAGTCCACAATCCTCCTATGCTGCTTCTGATGCTTGTTTAAGTTCTACTGTTAATTCTGCCAGTTCTTCAATCATCGAATTAACCGGAATGTTACCAATCCGGTAACCACCATCTGCAGTCAGAAGATCATAAGATCTTTCAACTCCGTTGTACCGGGTGATACTTGTAACTTTATAAGCCGATATTCTATCCCCCACCTTATAATCTTTTGCACGTTTATTATAGATTTTGTGCATATCACAACAGTCAACTGTTCCACCATTATCAAATGTAATACGATAAAATCTATGAGGTTTAGGATCTTCTTTATACTGATGTACCTGAAGTACCTCAGTCTCACCATAGTACCCTTTAACTTTCGTACCTGCTTTAATATCCTCAATTGCAATCTGACTACCACCTTGAGTGTCTATTTTGGTTCCTTCTGGAATACACATCATATAACTTTTTACAGTTAGACCTAGACCAAGTGATTTCTCAAAATTAGATTTATTACCCTGACCAGTCTGGCTTGAATTGTTTGTTGAGGTGGAGGTAGTAGTATTCTGCCAGGGAGTACCTCTTACTCCTGACATATAGTTATTCATCATATTTGGTTTCCAATCCTGCATCCGATTGAACTCACCATAATTAAATGTATCTGCCATGTTCTGCTGGTTCTGCTGATTCTGTCCATAGTTGCCATATGCATTTGACATATTCATCCGGTTATTCATATCTCCCCCTGCTGCATTCATATTCATAGCACCAAAACCTAAATTTGCTTGATTGTTAGCTTGGGCCAATGCAATATTTCTATTCTGATCTTGCCCCATGTAACCCATACCTTTATCAAATGAGTCTGATCTAATCCCTCTTTTCATATTAGCATATTTTAATCCAACATCACCCATTGCACCATATCCCTGATTTGTAGATCGAACTGATGATGGACCACCGGATGAATACTGTTGTGACAAATCACTCTCCATACTACCTGCCATTTCCATTGCCTTTTTCATATCCGCATCTACTCCGGCAATCATTTCATCTTGGTATGGATTCATGTACCCTGCACCAGGACCACCACTCCTGCTCATAGGTCCAAGTTGTTGAGCATTTGCTCCACTAAGATTTTGATACATATCCTGGTAACCCCCTGGTGATCCATAACCAGTTTGCATCCCAGTGAGCATATTGTACTGTTGATTCTGGGCTGCATTTGGACCCTGGGCACCAGGAACATTGCCACCATATGCAGTTGGGTCCATCATACCCTTATACTGATCCAAACCATATGCTCCATAACCTTCACCCAATGCTGATCCAGATGTTGTATCAGTTGTATTGGTATTTGTTTTTTCTCTCTTCCTAGTAGGCATGGAAGTGTTAAATGGATCTTGAAACCAACTTTTTGTGCTCATATATCCTCTTATGGTGCTACGTAATATGGATTAGTTGAAGCAATAACTGGTCTGCCATCTGAGTCCACTCTTGCATTTGCTCCGGTTGATAATAATTCTGATGTTCCCAGAACACCAGCATCACTTATTGTAATTTGCCACCATTTGCCATTTGCAGACTGCAGACAAATGCTCCCAGTTGTAAAAAAGTTATCTTGATCTAATTTAAAATTCTGACCATCTGCTTCTGTTAGTGCATCATTTAAAACTGACTGAGCAGATGAATCATATTCTGGAGTTACTGGGGGCAATATCATCTCCTACCTCCTGCAGACATCTCTGCCCTGATGCCACCTATCTCCCAGAATTGGTCCCAACCACTTTCCACCCTGTAGGTGAACTGCCTACCCTGTTCTCTGACATCAGTGTATCCGTCTACAGCTAGGTCATAATTCTGAGAAGTTGATTCAGTTCCATTGGGGGTGTATGATGTCTTGAATTTGAACCTTAATCCATTATCTCCAACTGAAGCAGTATCGGTCACCAGTTGTGTGACATTAGCAACATTTTCTCCATCTCCAATTTCCATTACTGTCTCAGCAAAACACAACCCAACATCATCGGTAGCATCTGTACCAGTCACCAATTTCCGGTCAAAATCTGAAACATTCGCATTAGTTGTTGCAATTTGACCTGTAGTCCTTTTCGCAGTAGATACTGCAATTTCATGTTCATAAATTTTGCCATCATCTGAAATTCCAATTGGATTCTCAAACACACCTGGAGACCCAGTTGCAAATGCTGTCCGGCATAGTTCTCCTACACTCCACCACCCTTCTGCATAATTATATGTTACATACTTCAATATCTCATCTGAGGTGGAAGATGCATACCACCATGTGACTTCAAAAAACTCTGGATTCATTGATGCATAAATTTTAGAATCCTGTACCCGGTTAATATCCTTAAAGATGTGGTCCTGTACATCGCATTTTAATGGTTGTACAGTACCCTGATACTGGAAAAATCCACCCTGAGACATCCAAAATGCTCTGTCACCTACTGTAATCATTGCCCTGTTACTGATGCTACCGCAACTGTCTCCAACCTTCTTCCGTCCGTACACATATGGCATCCCCACCCAGTCAACTGCATGTAAATCTGTTGATGTCCAAACCAAAATCCTGTCTCCAACAGTCCTAGCTGCCAGGATCTCACCAGAAGTATCAATCTCAAAACTCCCTGCCTGATTAGTTGATGTTGCTGTCCAGGTAGTGTTGACCTCAGCATGGGACCATTGGATCTTTCTCTTGTTACCACCTGCTCCGAAAGCAAATAAGTGCCGTTGCTTTGATACCAGGATTGCAGAGTTGTCTATTGGAGCACCACCAATAACTGCAGCCTTAACTGAGGTTGCTCCAGTTGTTATTGGGTCCCACTCAAATATCCTCCCATCTGCTGTACTCATCCCAATTAGGTTCTCCCCCCACAAATCGAATATCCAGGAAGATGCATCCAAAACCAGAGATGATGTTGCAGCATTTTCATTGCCAAATCTTCTGGTTCTTTTTATTGTTACATCACCATTCCCTGCAGCAGCATCATTTACTATTAAACCTGTTGGATCTGCTGTAATAACTGCATTTGAGTCACCTGACTCAGAAATAACTATAGTTGGTGTAGAAGTATATCCAGAACCTGCATTTGTGATGGTCACAGTAGCCACAACACCACCAATCACAGTATAAGTTCCTGCAAAGCTACTTCCTCCACCTCCAGTTGCTGAAAGTGTTCCTGCAGAATATCCTGTACCTGCAGTTGTTATAGTTAATCCAGTAATTGTCCCAGTATAAATTACTGGTCCATTAGTTGGACCAACTGTCATTGTTGATGCTCCAGAATTAGCATTTGTAGTTACTGAAACAACTCTATGTGAAAGTGGATACTCTTTATTATTATCACTCTGAAGTGATCCAGATATTTCAATCTCATCCCCAGCAGCAAAAGGATTGGGACCAAGTGGTGTTGTTGTTGTATCAGTAAATCTAGTTGATGTGCTAGAAATTACTGAACCACTTGCAGTAAAGCTAATATCAGTTCCTGTTACAGTTGCTCTTGTTACATAGCCTCCAAAATCACCTGTTCCAAATCCAAGACCAACTTCACCATCTACATTACCGGATACAAATGCATTTGGTTCAGCTATAACTGGAGTTATATCAGATGATGTCCCGGACAGTGAAGTGAAAATATACAGGTTTGAATTAGTGCCAATTGCCATCCATCTTGCACCTGTAGAATCTCTCCAGGTTATCATTGCCCTACCAATACCAGTGATGGTAGAACCAATTACTTTCTCCCAACCTCCCAATGGCTGAAGCCTACCATCTTTCCATCTCACCAGGTTGCAGTCAGACCATCGGCCTTTTGCCTGGTATGGAGTGCCATTCTTAAAGACACCTGGAGGTGGTTGGAAGGGGACTAATTTACCCATTGAATTTCCATTCGTTACAATTTAGTCTCAAAATTACTGCAAATTTTTTGGATTCTTCTAATGACATTTGTTTTACTTTAGTCACATTATCATAATTTACCCTCATAACATCAACGGCACAATCACACAATCGGTAGTATATGTGTTGTGGGGTATTCATGCTCTGATGAGCTACTGAGCAAGCTTGCCACAACTCCCGAATGGCTTCCGTTGTGAAATTTCCAAGAGACTCTTTCGATGTCACAACAGTTGATTGGAATATCAAAATCAGGCTCAAAAACACAATCGAGATCAGAATCTTCCAGTTCAAATTTGATTTCCATTTTAAGCGTATGACCATAAATTTGGATTTCCTGAGGAGCGTAACTTAGAATCAACGTGCACAAAACGACTGGTTCCTTTTTGCTGGATGCCAACTGAGAATCCCATCTCAATAGCTTTCTGAATTACAGTCCGGGCTTGATTTCGTTCACACCTTAAATCTGCTCCTTCCCCAGTTAAATGTGCTGAATTTTCGTGACCACCACAATCTATATTCTTTTTTTTGCATCTAAAACCTGAATTCACATGAAGAGGGAAATTGCATGAATCTCTAAGCTGCTGGAGCTTCATCATAAAGTCTTCATTCATGTCTGAGATCCCACCACAGTGAGGACAGTTCTTGCACGCCATTTCATCAAAAGTGAAGGACTTAATTTCGTTTTTGAATGACCACATAATTGTTCCTAATAAAATGATTTTCCCAAATTCTCTACGAGTATAAACAGTACCCAAAAGGGACTAATTTACTTAGATCGTTGGGCTTCAAATGACTCCAAAATTTTGTCATCTAATGTGTTTGATGACTTGGAGACAGCATACCTAAGTAACTGAAATATAAGCTCTTCTACCATCTTCTGGGTGAAGAACGTTGTCAGCATTCCCTTAAGTGTTCCTGTAATTATTGGCACTAAAAAAGGCATATTAACACTCCTTATTTCTGAATGGTGAAAATGGCTCAACACACTGAAAGATAGAATACTCACTTGGGTAAGTGTCAATCCAATGACCATAACCAGGTGAGTTTGAAGTGGCTGAACATCCTGTAAGTAAAATTGCTAGCATAATAAATCTGATACTATCCCTTTCTTGTTGCCTGGAGCAACTCCAGTTGTTTCGTTGATTCTATCTCCCTTTCAATGTTTTCTAACCTTGCACTCACACTTGCCATGTGTCCAGAACACTCAGCACTGATTGCTACAAACTTATCAATATTCTCTTTCTGCATTGCCCGATTTACTTTATCAGTCCGAAAGGTCCAGATCCCAAGACAGACAATTATTGCTCCTGCAAAACCCTGTTTAAGAATCAGGTTAATCACATCATCGATTGCGGTATTTACATTACTCTTTTGCTGAACAGGATGCGGTGAATCTCGATAACCATATTGATCAAAATTTGGAGGTTCAGCTTTAGCCTGGACCACAAAAAAGAATAGGCTACCAATGACTAGGCCAAGAAAAATCGTGATTGCGTTATCAATCAGTTTTTGCATTTACAGACTCATGAATTGCGTTTACTTGATACTTGAGTAATTTCATATCTGCTTTTAAATCTGAGACAGAAATTAGTGTCCACCCCAGTATTGAAACTATTAAACCGAATGCGAAAAGGATCTGAGGGTTCATTGTAATTTCGGAGTTATACTTCTAATATTCAATGTTGTATCGGACAACAATGTCCGTCATTCTGGATTGTTTAATGCTTCTTGTTCTTCTTGAAATGTTGTCCATGCAGTCTTAACTTCATCAGTCCATTCTGCTTCTGCTTTGTCCTTCACTTCTTGGTGTTCGTCATCTTCTAAAACTACATCTGATGAAAGTACCCTTCGATTATAACCGCCTGTATCCGTAATCTCACGAATATTAAAATGTTTAAACTCTGTTAAAATATCTATTTTATCTAATTTCATAATTCTCTTTTTATGCGACTATATATGATATTGAAAAACGAAAAGAATGCCCAGCAGAGTCTTCCCTTCCCAAATTAGCACCGGAATTGTTTGCAGTATCTTTCCCATATCGGAGAAATGCCTCTCCGTTTCTAATCTCAACAAAAACGCCATCTAAAGAAGAATCGCCTGAAATATTATCAACTTTACCGTAAGCATAAGTTCCTGTTTTTGGTGTAAATGGCAATGAACCTGTATAGGTATTGTTACCATCGGAAGTATGCGAGCCAAAAGTTACATAACCCCATAAAAAAACCTGTTGGCCAATTTTAGTATACTCTCCAGTAGCAGATGAAACTGATATAGTTATGCCGTTAATACCCCCCCCTGTTGCAGTCCAAGCCCCTTCTTCATATTCCAGTTCAGTTGTGCCGATTACACCTGACTTCGATCCGGCTGATCCAATTAATCCTGACATTGGTTTAACTCCAATCTTGGTAGATAAAACTGCCTGACCAATCGCAAGATGAGGCATTATTATAAAGTTTCAGAATATCACCCTCTCTTAGCACAATCTTGTCATTGTAAATAAATGTTGTATTATCTGTCAGAGTGGGCGAATGAAAAATCTTAATATCTGTACCACTCCCTTGCCAATCTACTGTTCCATAAATATTAGTATGAGTACCTCCAGCAGTACATGTAATATTAAGTATTGTGATAATTACATTTGCTGGAACAGCAGTAACACCAGAAGTATTTCCAGAACTTCTAACTGATCCTGTGCCTGTTGTACCTCCAAAATCTACTCTAGCTGCTGACGCATTATTTGCATTAATTGCAAAATTTCGTAAAACTTCGCTACCACTTCCTGTTGGAATTGCCATTTATCCTCCTAATGCTAAACTTGCTGTTATATGTGATTGAAAGGCAGAACCTTTCTGTTTTATCTTTTTATTCGTTGCAGTTTCAAGATCACCAGCCAGTGTTACATTTTCGTTGACATCAATTGTGATTGCAGTAGCATCTGCACTGGAATTAATTTCATTTGCTAAATCTGCATTGTCTCTAGCTCTTGTCATTTTGGCCCTGAGTTATCTTTAGGCCACTTAGTTTTAACTGGATCAACCATTTCACTCTTCCATTTCGTTAGTCCGTCATCATAAATTTTATTGAGCTGAGTACCATAATCGGGGTATTCTGCTTGACGATTGCGAGCATATTCTTGGGCTGTCCATTCGGCAACAAGCTCATCATATTTAGAATCAATTGCAGTCGTTTCAGCATCAGTAGTTGTGTGTCCATCCTTCCAATTAACTATACCATCACCAGTACATTGGTTATAAGAATCTCCGCCATATAATTCTATTACTGCCTCTATTTTTGATATTGGGTTTTCCATTTTTATCCTTTAATATTGTTATGAAATAGCACCTAACCTTATACCAGACCAACAGGTTTGAGAATCAGCAGCGCCTGAATAGTTACCAGTACCATAGATGTCTAAAATATCATTTGCGGCAACGTCTACCATAATTATGGCTGCAGACCCACTATAATAAGTGCCGTCACCAGCAGAATCTTCATAAAGATAAAACCCTGGCACATTAGTAGTGTTTTTGCGTAAATTAAATGCAAGATCACGATTGCCACGAGAATGTTGAGACATATTAAGCATAATTAAATACAAACCAGCTACAGTACAAGTCATCCTCCCTGAGCTATGAGTAATATTAGAGCCTTGATACCCTGCTGTAAAGTTTAGAACTGCTGCACTTGCAATATCAACTTGCCCTGTTGCATAACGACTCCAAGAATTTTCTTTAGCATCATGGTTTAGAATTGATCCACCATTTAATGTTAGAATACCACTTGCAGTCCCAAGATTATTTGCTGTTCCTGCTAGTGTAGTATTACCAGTTGTACCTACAGTTAATGCTGGATCTCCTCCCTCATCCTGAAAGACTAAGGAATTACCACTTGAGGGTTTTATTATTAAATCTGCCATATTTTATCCTTTATGATTATTGTACTAATGTTCCAAGTGTTAAAGTCCCTGTTCCAGTAATAGTCTGACCGTCAGTATCTGTTAAAAATGTAACTGTAGGATCATGAGTAATTCTTGCAAGTGTCGACTTACCTGCTAACGTTATATTGCCTGTCATTACAAAAGCATTTGAGAGATACAGAGCATTCTCTGTAAGTGTTCCTGTTATGTTCTTACTTGTTGTTTGAACTATAGTATCACCAAAAGTAACTGCTCCATCAAACGTACCCCCACTTTTGGGGACTGAATCTGAGACAGAGAATGTATGACTGGCCTCCACAATGACCACATCTCCCTGATTCAGAGCCTGTCCAAACACTACAGATGATCCTGATGTCAGAGTCACATCGGTGTCGTGCATCCTAACTCCATTGAGGTACACTGTGCACCAACCAACAGTGTAGTTGATACTCCTGCCGTCTGCTAATGAAGTGATCGTAGTCTCACCACCTGATGCCGATGTGTAGTAGTATATCTCTGATCTGCCTGATCTTAGATCGTTGCCAATGTAGCTCATTTGGGATTATCGTCTTTCACCTTCTTTAGTTTTGCAATCATCTCTGCTGAGAATGCACCCTTATGATACAGGTCATCTAGCTGATCTCCAATGTCAGGGTAAAGAGGTTGTCTGTTTCTGGCATAGGCTAAAGCATCGTACTCTGCTTGAAGACGGACTATCTCAGCATCTATTTCTGCTTCAGAAGGTGGTGTCTGATCATCGTGATAAATAGCATTACTACCATCTGATCTTACTGTTATTTGCCCTCCTACTAATGTCCTTATTGCATCTGCTCTAGTTGGTATCATCCTGCTATCTCCTGACAAATAATTGTTGACAACGACCCATTCTGTGACCAATTAGTAGTTAAAGATACACTATTAACTCTTGCATAAATTTGATATGTAGTAGCACTTGTTGTACTTGGTGAATCTAAATACGCCATATTAATATGACTAATTAAATCATAACCAGAATTAGATCCTGTTTGATGGAGGTTAGCCATACCATTTATTCCTGATAAGGGTGTTGTGTCTCTGTAAATAGTATAATAACCAACATGGCCAGCTTGATGTAGAAAAACACTTGTAGTTGCAAAAATTAAAATTTTAGATGAAGTTGCACTTGGTGTGATACTTACATCAATTCCTGTAGGAACAAAACCAGTACTGGTAGTTCCGTTTTCAGTTGAATCGGTTCCCTGAACAACTTGCAAAACATGCCCAGCAGGATAAACAATAGCAGTATTACTCAGGTTTCCTGTAGCAACAGTTCCAAGTGCAGGAGTCACAAGTGTTGGACTGTTGAGTGTAGCACTAGCTAATGTAACTCCAGAAGCACTTGTTGTCAAAACATCAGTTGCATCTTGTGTCTGTAGAATTAATTTATTGCTTACCCCTGCTCCGGGCTTAATTACAAAATCTGCCATAACTTATTCTGGTTTAGGGTTGTCCGATTTAACTTTTGCTATTTCTTTATACCACTCACCTGTTTTAGAACCTTTCCCTGCTGTCATGTCGTGAAACAGTAAGTCTAGTTGATTACCTATGCTTGGATACTGCCTGTCTCTCTGGTATTGGAGAGCATCGTATTCTGTTTGAAGACGATCTAGTTCAGTTGTTACTTTGCTTTCATCTAAACTAATTTTGTCTCCGTTACTATTATAAAATCCGTCATCATCACTACTTCTTGCTTCTGGATGTGTCGAATAAACGGCATCAATTCTAAAAGTATTCATCCTTTTACCTCCATAACTGTTATTGCTGAACTAAAATACCCGGCACTCGGATTATCTCCTGTTGTGTTTTTCCGATTTAAGTAAAATGTTCTGGCATCATTATTGTGATCAGCCACACCAATTGCGTAAGTACAAGCACTTGTAGTACTAGGTGCATCTGAACATTGTGCCGTTAAACCACCATAATACTGATCGTTGGAATCTTGGTTTAGAGAAAATGTGCCATTCCAAGTAGCATTACCACTACCTAGTCCTATGTTTGTAAACGACCCACTTGCGATTTTTCTCTGAAATGCCCCCATTCCAGCAATTCCATAATTTGTAGAACTAAAATTAAAAGCACCTATATATACTATAACCAAAATTTTACTCGATGTGGCTGATGGTGTAATTGCTACTTGTAATGTTGGAACAGTTGTAAACACATTTGCACTAGTAGTACAAGTTACTGAGTTTGAAGATACATCTGTTGTAAGTGATTGCAATACATGTCCTACAGGAAATGTTGTTGCACTTGTAAGTCCCTGAGTTGCCGATCCGTCAAATACTGTTGTTCCACCGACTGATAATGTTGCCATAATTTTACTCCTTAAACTATACTTAGATTTCCGTTTACTGCCACTGTACCAGTAAAATTAACTGGCCCGATTGCCATTGCACTATTACCAGATGCTATTGTTATGTTATCAGATATTGTATCCTTACTCTGGAATATTGCCCCTGCATCCAATGTAGTCACAACTGCACCTCCTGCCTGATCCTGAAGAATGACCTTATTTCCAGATGTTGCTTGTGGTTTGATTATTAGGTTTGGCATATTTAACTCTATGGATGAAAAAGCATATATCCTAAGGTTGCTCCTGCTTTTGGAGTCTCACCATCAAAATAAGTATAACTCCCCTGATCGCCCCATGTAAATGCACCGCTATTAATTCCACCATTCATATACAATGTACAAGTAGTTGCATAATCATTAGTAACAACAAAATAACCTTGGCATGATATAGAGGCTGTTGAATCCCCTGACCAAGCAACAGTACTGTATACTGCAATGCCCTGTCTTTGTGAAGCAAAATAAGTTGTACTGCTCCCATTGTTTAATTTTGCTCTTATTATTGAAGTATTACCAGTATTTGCATTTTCTGATATAGCAGTATGACACCAAGCATATAAGGTATAACCTTCATATAATGTTAGATCGAGAGAAAGTGATAACATATCAACATCATATCCAGAACCAGTACTTCCGTCTGAATGTGTTATATCTTTAAGTGGTATAAATTTCCCAGAAGGGAACGCAACTCCACTTCCTAAAGTTCCTGTAGTCACAGTCCCCAGAGATGTCATTCCAGATAACCCTGCTCCACCTGTAACAGCACTTCCAATAGTGCCTGTCATGCCTGTAAGACTCTGGTTAGGAGTCTGGGACAGAGTGGATGCCTCTATACTACCTGACCCAGTAATCGTTCTGGTAGAACCATCATTCGTCATTGTTATAGCATTGCCATCATCAGAGATCTTAGACAGTACAAGATCATCACTTATTGTAACATCACCTGTAATGGTTACTCCATCGGCAAGCCTCATTGTGTGCTTGTCAATGACTCCAGTGATGTCCATGTTAGTGGGCTGATCAGTGAAGTTGATATCGTTCAACGTAACTGCACCCTGAGCAATATCTGCACTTGAAAGAACTGCACTTGCTGGAGGTTTCCCGACATATGACATTATGTAATCTCCAATATACTCATAATTACATCAACTGAAGATGCTGCAGTAGATTTAACCTTAATTTTATCCAGTGGTTCCATGACCAGTTTTTGGTCACCTCCTACCAGACAAATTGTTGACCCAGATGGGACTGGGCAAGACTTTAAAAGGTAAAAATCATTCGTACCATCATTTAGTGCTACATCCACATCTACTGAGGATGTGGTAGTATTTGCACAAGTTAGCCCGATAACTGTAGTTTTTGTTACAGGACTTGCCGATACAGCATACGAATCTATTTGGGTTAATGTTGTCCCAATATTTCGTTCTGTTTTTCTTAAAAAAGTATTTGCCATTATTTATCCTTTAATATCAGTATCATCCAAGTGCAATTGCCATCGCAATGCTGTTACCAAGTGGTTCAAAACTTCCTGACCCTGCTGCTTCCCAGGTCATGTCACCTGCTGCAGCAGAACGAGCAGTTAAAACGTATCCGTCTGTTGGAGCATTGCTAACGTGTAATTTTGCTTCACTCACAATTCCATCTGCAATTGCTGATGCAGTCCCAGTTACATCACCAGTTAGATCCCCATAGAATGAAGTAGAATTTAATGCTCCTGTACCTAAATTATATGAAAGGGCAGTTTTACTTTTTGGTGGTAAAGTCCCAGTAGCTGATGATGAAATTAAAGGGTAATATAAAGCTGAATGAACAGTATGGGCAACTCCTGGAACTGCACCTTGAAATCCAGATGTCCAAGCAATGGCACTCCCACCAGGTGTTGCAGATACCTTAAAATTATTTGCTAACCCATCTGGTGCATTATATGCAGATGCTTCACCTGCCTGAACATAATATACAGTCCCTTCAACTATTCCTCCTGGTAGACTATATGATGCATCACTACTGTCAGTAAAAACTATTGGTTGGTCTATTGAAAACCCATGACCAGTAAATCCAAATAATACTGTAGAATTAACATTTTCTTGGGATGAAGTGGTGCCCACATTTAATGATGTAACTGCACCTGCATCCACTACTGCTACATTTGTTGCAGTGGTAGCAGTTCCAGTTACATTCCCGGTTAATGCACCTGCAAATGTAGTGGAAGTTAATTTTCCTTCTGCAGTCAATGATAAGCCACCTCCACTTTTTGCAGGAAGATCACCAGTTGGTGCAAGTGCAAATAAAGGGAACCTAACTTTATTAAACACATGACTAGATGCCCCATTCCAGGAAGTTGTTGAAATACTCCCGATCCCACCACCAGGTGAAGTTCCTAACGTGAAAGTATTTGCTGTTCCAGTTAGTCCACCTGAAAAACTTCCACTAAGGCCCGGACGGACATAATATATTGTTCCTGAAGTTACGCCATCTGGAGGATTTGTGCCTAATGTGAATGTTATAGGTTGATCATCAGCAAGACCATGATTGGCACATGAGAATAACACTGTACTATTAGCATTCACCTGATGAGAAACTGCCTGAGATGATATAATTGATTCTGATGCTACTGTTACATTTGTTGCAGTAATAGCAGTGGTAGCAGTGGTAGCAGTTCCAGTTACATCTCCAGTTAAGTCTCCATGAAATGAAGTTGAATTTAATGCTCCTGTATTTGAATTGAACGTTAGATTTGTTCCACTTTTCGGCTGAACCGATCCAGTTGCAGTAGCTACAAATAATGGGAAACAGGTTGTGTCAGCAGACTCATCAACTACAGCTACCTCAATTGCTGTTGTTGCAGTGGTTGCTGTAGTTGCACTTGCAACAGATGTATTAGAATTACTTTCGTATAGACTTTTAATCTCAGCAGCAGTCTGGTCTGCAGTAGCTGATGTTTCTATCCCAGATAATTTAGTTTGTTCTGCATCTGAAAATGCATTGGTGTCAGAATTATTCTCATAAAGTGTTTTGACTTCACTTGCAGTCTGATCTGCAGTTGCTCCATCTTCTGCATTCAGATAGGATAATAAAGTTGTCTTATTAATTCCAAGTGTAATTGAACCTGCAGTTGTGACTGGTGACCCACTGTCAACTTCAATACCATCTGTTCCAGTTATCCCAACTGAGCTTAACCTAGTTGCCCATTCGGTTGCATAGTCATCAGTTCCGTTCTTGGTCAGGATCTGATCATCAGTACCACCTGCAGGAACACCCCTATCTGCAATGCCCACATCGAGATCACTTATGGCATCATTAATTGATGTGCCCCAAGTTCCCCGACTTGACTCTGCCCCTGGTTCCGGTAATGTGATATTTAAGTTTGTTGTTGGATTAGCCATTATTGATATGTATCTATTATAATTTTACCTTTTGTGCCAACGCCTCCATCTTTTCCATTGCGTTCACTTGATCCTGCTCCATCAGATTCAAGTGTAACTCCACCTCCTGCTCCACCTGACATACCACCACCACTTGTTAATGTTGTTGACTCAAATGAACTTCCATTGCCTGTCATTGTTGCACTTCCAGGATATTCTCCTGTTGAATAATTAGAGAGATTCCAAAAGTCCAATGCTCCTGATCCAGTAAAACTGGAATAACTATTGGAGGCACTACCTAGATGGTTTATACCCCTTGCAAAAGAATTCCCGGAACTCACACCAAACGTATAAGTGTGGAGACCAGTTACCAGGTAACCCCCAGTTTTGTTTCCTGCCGTTATCCATACAACTGCACCATATCCTTTATGCCCTCCCCCTGCAGTTAAAATGTAAGGATCACCAGAAGTTGGGGAATCTCCAGTAAATACTATATTAGGTGCATCGTATCCATGTCCTGCATGCCATGCACCCTTAGAATTATTTGTAGCACTTGCATGGGTTTCGTATACATTCCATCCTGTATAAGTATGTGGTGCAATATGTCGCAAGCCAGTAGCAGGGGTGTCTGTACCACCATAATGACTACTCATATTTTCTGAGCCAGTACCCCCGGTTAAATATGGTGTACTGCTAAAGCCTGTCCATGAAAATGTAACACCAGGTTTTGTTTCTAATACTACTTCTGCATATGCTCCAGAACCACCAGGACCACCAGAAGCATATGTCTGATACACTGGGGCATTGGGATACTGTGAGGAACCAGTTTCATAGTATTTTTCTGTTGATGTTCCTCCTCCCCCAGAGGCACTATTTCCCCATATTTTAACTCTTATATATCTTGTTTTTGCAGGTACAGTCCATGAACCATCTGATTGTGTTTCAGCCTGACCTCCGGTTCCAATACTGTAATTGGTATGCAGGGTTTTGTGAGATTCTTTCCATACTCCACCATTTAGAACATATGTTTTAAAAGTCTTTTCCCACGCACCATCTGCAAAAATATGTGGTATTTTTACTGTATTCCAAGCATCGGTACCATGTACAATTTGTAATGATTTACCCATTTATGGAATCTCGTACCAGACATCACCATTTGCATAACCTGTTGTGGATGATGGTGCAGAAGTTGAAACTGTTTTTGCCCCCTGTCCATTTGATCCCATATTAAAGTTTGTGAAACTTCCTGACTGTCCTGTTACTGCAAGATTAACAATCTTCTCTGCACTACCTGGACCGGGACTTCCTGATGCCCCAGTAGTTGTAACTGTAATTCCTGTAAACGTTCCTGCAGAAATAGCAGCAGTTCCTAATGTAGCTGTCCCACTGATGTGAAGATCTTTCCATGCACTGCTACCAGATGCCCCTAAATCCTTATCATTTGTACTTGGGATTAAATGAGATGCAATTTTAGCAGTGACTGTAACTGTATTGGCATCAGATGCTCCAAGTGTTACATTCCCATTTGCTTTTAGTGCATCGGTTGTATCTGATCCTGGGACTGCAGTTCCACCATCTGCTGCTCTAGTTTTATCACTTAAATTCTGAAGTGGAGCACAAACAATTGGTCCAGAATTGATATGCACTGGTTCCAGAACTTTTGCAACTGTAACAGTTGATCCAGTATCCGTAACTAATTGTGTACCAACTGTAATGGAATTTTGACTCGTTTTTGCAGTTACTGTATATATTTTTGGGATTGTAGGTGTGCCATTTACAGCATTACTGGTATTAGTAGTTGAAATACGAATCTTATCCCCCACTACAACTGACTCAAAATATTTGAGATTGGCAGCAGTTGAAATAATCCCGGTCCCACTACCAGCAGTTATGTTAATTGCAATATTTGTTATACCAGATATTAGTTGATCTTCAATAGTTTTAGACAGTGCTAAGTCAGCCAAATCCAGTGTAGAATGAAGATTATTCCCCCAGGATTGGTTATCTCCACCAACCTCACTTTTAATAAAGTCAAAATTAGTTGTAAATGTATTTGCCATTTTATTGTTCAGTCCATGTTGTTGAGCCTAAGTTCTCTTCTGACCAGGTTGTTGTAGATAGTGGCTCATTGGTCCACTTAATAGATCCATAGTAAGAGTCTCCATATATACCAATCCCATAGAGTTGGGGTTCTAGTGGAGGTGACTTTTGATCCCAAGTTTCGTTCATGTGTAAATATATTTAGGTCTCATATTTAAAGTGCCCCCGGCATATTTGCTTTTTTCATCCGACACTTGAAGTTCCTGTATTGATCTTGCTAACAACCCATCCCAAAGTTGTGTCGATTGCTGATCCATCACATATGGGGATGCTTGCATTAAAATTGCGTAAAGATAAATATCGGGATGTGCCGAAATTAGCCAGTTGTGCTCTGAATCTGCCAAACTTGAAAGTGCAGGAATGTCTTGATAGTAATTTAATTGGATAGTTACTGCTGCACTTGGAGTTGGAAGTAACTGAATAGAAACACCCTCAATTGTATAATAATCTGGTGTTCCTGTTTTGTTATTTTGTTGCTCCCGATAATCATCAGATCTGTCTGAAGAAATATAAACCAGTCTTTTTGGGGGAGAAGTAGAAGTTAGTTCGATATTAAGCATCTCTAAGAAGTCAGTAGGAAGACTGACATATTGGGTAACTGTTGATGCGGTACTTCTTACAAGCATCTCTCTTGTTCTTAAATTGCGGTTGAACCCTGCTTCTGCAAGAGAAGCAAATTCTGGTATCCTGGAGGTTAGATCTGATCTATTCAGCCAATTTGCAACTGCAGTATATAATTCGGCTTTTGTTGTGATTGACATTTAGGCCAATCTCCCTTCAACAGTCTTGAAGCATTTATTCTCTGGTTGATCTAACCATTTCAGGATTGCTTTTGAATCACCCATGATCCCATCTCTGATAAGTTTTGCTGCTAATACTGGGGGGATTTCGGCAATGTGCCTGTCTTCTGCTTTTCGGTTGACAGGTTGTTCTCTGAGGAATTTTGTGTAGTCTAAAGTTGGCTGGACATTCTGTTTTTTAGTAACATGAAACCTACCAGTCCCATCTTCTGTATGAACTGCAGTTTCAACTCCGTCTACTGTCCCTAAATTCGTTGTTGCTTTTGGCAAGTTTATCCATTCTCTCTCTCCAGAAAAATTGGTTGGTACCCCTTCCGGAGAAGGGGTAGTTTAAGGGTTAGATTAGGTTAATGATCAACCACCACAATCGGCAACTAAGCCATGTGCCAGTTCATTATCTACCTGAAGTCCACCTTCCCAAATTATGTATTTGCCCTGGGCATCACCTGTACGGCCTATGTCCTGGGTCTCGAAAGCTCGCAACTGAGCAATTTTTACAAATTCTGGGTTAAGGATTAACACATCCTTCTCGCCTCTTATGAAACGATCAGCTTGGATTGCATAAACGCCAAAGTCACCCGAATAAAGTGATACATTTGCGTTTACTTCATCAGCTTTCCCTGGAAGTGCTACAACCTGAGTTGCAGATGCTCTTCCTGAAAATCCTGATGCAATCTGCTTATTTGCTGCAGACATTATGATTTCTGTTGGTTGATCTCCAGAGGAGTCAAAACAGAGTTTCATAACTGCTTTCATTAGAACTTCCGTAAAAGCTCTTGCAGTTCCATCGGTTCGTGCAGTGCTTCCTACAGCAGCTTGGGCTGCAGTTGGATTGGCTGATGAACCTCCACCTTTTGAGATGTTGGTTGCAAGTTTTGCCAGGATACCTGCAGTTGTTCTTGCAGTACCTGCTGCACCACTGTTTTTAACAGAGTTGCCAAGCATCAACTTTTCTACATCACGTTTCACATTTCATTCGCCCAAGTTCGCTATTTCTTGGACCGCTTTTCGGCTGCTTACGATTCGACTCGCAAGATTGGACTATATCATCATCCCTATGGGATGCACTGCGCTTCCACTCGCTTGAGTGTACTCCTTTCGGATAGTCTCTGGACCTTCCCTTTCGGGCTTGGCTGCTGATTGGCAGTTCCTGCTTTTCCAGCAATTCACAGTGTTTTTAATTATACATTGCTGTATAATTGCCCTGATTCACTAAGGCACGTGACATGATACTTAATTGATGAGCCATTGCATCGGCTACACCTGCACGATTTATTGCTGCTTCAGTACCTGTTACTGCAGCACTTCTGTAGAGGATCTGACACTGGTTACTGTTCCGAACTGTATTGTTCGATGCAGCAGCAGCAATCGTATCACCTTCTAATTGAGCAGTTGTCGATACTGCTGGGAGACTTTCCGTAGAATGCTCGAAAAGAGTATTGCTTACTGACCTCTTACCTGCCATTGAGACAAAAGGAGTTTCTTCCGGGGATATATTATAAATCACATCCGAAAGATCTTCCCTGTTTCCTACAGAGGTATAAGTGTCAAAAGCATTCGTCACTTTTGCCATATTGTCCTTTTAATTAATTGTTACAACAGTTGTTTGAAAACGGCCTCCGCATCAGACATTTTGCCTGTTTTAGCTAACCGAATTTTTGCCTTATGAACAGAAGTTTGTTTCCTGGGTTGCTCCGGTGCCGAACCTGGTGTTAAGGCTCTAATTGCTGGGGATGCAGATTTAAGTTTTACCTTACCTCTGTTTTTTAATCCGCTTGCAATCATTCCATGCCGTAGAGCTTGAACTGCTCTAGCATCATACACTTGAGAAATTTCTTCAGCAGAATAGCCTAAAGTATTGACGGCATAATCCCTGATCTGAGCTTTCTCTTGTTGCATCACCTTTTGGTCTTGCCACTCTGGTACCGCATCAATTAGTGCTTGATGTTGCTGGGACAAATGAGTTTTCATCTGTTCCTGCTGCTCGTATTCCTGTTGTTGTCGCATTCTAAATTGTTCCTGCTGCAACTCCAGGTTTCTCTCTTTTTGTGAACGAAAATTTTCCTTTTGCTTCATCCACTCAAGAGGATCAGCTTCATACAAATTATCCCAGTCCGGTTCTTGGGGCTGAGATGATTGCTGATGCTGGAGCATCTGCTCTAACCGTTGTTGGTACTGCAACCTTTCATTTTTAGCTGCTTCCTGTTCCGCAAGTGCTTGTTTCTTATCTTCTGCAATTGCTTGCGTTTTTTTTGTGTAGTCTTGCTGGCGTTGATAACCTGCTAGTGCTTCATCCAGGGTGACCTCATAATCCTCACCGTCTAACTTTACCCGGTAGTATTTATCAGGTTCCTGTTCTGCTTCTTCAGGTTCTTCTTCCTCAGTTTCGACTTCAGCTTCCGCTTCAATTTCAGGTTCTTCTGCCTCAACTTCTGCTTCTTCTGTTATTTCTTCTTCCAACTGCTGTTGTGTATCGGGTTCCCCGGACAACATCGACTGAAAAACTGTTTCTGCCTGTTGGAGTCCTGTTGCTTCTGCCACTGGTTGCTCCCATTTAGGTTAATTTTTACGTTTCATAGATCGACTCAATGTCTGTTTATGAAACTCGCCTTTTTCTATTATAACAGACAAATGCGAGCGTACCTCTGCTATTGCCCATTGAAGTTGAAAAAGCACTTCTCTACCTAAAGAATCTTTTGGATCAGATTCCTTCCAGGCATCAATGTATTTAGATTCTAATTCTTGGAATATCTTCTGGATAAGTGGATCGTCCAGTAATTCTTTTGCTCGTTGAGAGTCTTTTAATTCTTCTAAATCTATTTCGTCCATTGAACCTCCATTAGTGCAATAGAGATTCAGGAGTCAACCCAAGATTTTGGAGTTGGTTGGGACTTAGGAGGGAAAGTTCTGAGAGGACATCCCGGTATCGTTGACCGGAGTGTGGAGCATTGCTATTTCGTATGCCCCCTCTATTTCCTCCGGGGTTATTGACTGGGCTTGACCCTGGTGCCTGTTGAGGATTGAGTCCAGACGATTTTCCATTATGTTGTCTTGCTGCTTGGTTAAGTCCTCCAACCTGGGTCCCAGGGTTGAGGCTACCATTTTCATTAATAAGTCTAATTGCATCGGTTCGTATTGCATCGTCACCTTTCCATTTCATTATGACCATCTCAGGCATACCAAGAGATTCATCCCATCCGGTTGATCTCCAGTATTCTAATAGGTCTTGGTATTTAGTTTCTGAACCACCAAATTTGGGGTTCCTTACATATTTCTCATCAAAAGGGATTCGGTCCAGTTCAACAAACCCATAATCATTATACACCTCTGGCAGAAAACCACCAGGGTATTTTTTGCTTGGAACTGCATATGCATCCAGTGCAGTTGCACCTTCCTGGATTGCTTTTCCCATTACTCCAGGGGCAGCAACTCCTTTTGCACCAGGTTCATTGTTTACAACTCCTACTACTGCCCTTTCATTTGGTCCCAGATCAGGGTGTGTAAAACCATAATCTGCATTATAATCTGTATCTTTTATTCCGAAAAAGACCTGGGAAGTACCACCTTGCCCACCCTTACTGTCAAACTTAGCCCTACCCAACTGAAAGACCTGGAAAGAACCATCTTTTGCACCTTTTGTTACTTCCTCTTTAGTGTAAGGTGTCAGTGTGGAAGATGCATCAGAATTTTTTAATGCCTTTTCAAAATCAACTGGAGAAACTCCACCTGCGGTTTTTGTCATACCAGATGAGATCCATTCCCCTCTTGCAGCCTCCAGCGTAAGTGCTGCCTGTCTAGATGATTGAATATGCTGAAATGGAGTGAATTGAATGTTTTTTAAAACATCTTCTGACAGTACCTGATTAAAATTTGACATTGTAGATGCCCTTATTATATTGTCAAATCTTCTCCCTTCTGCTAATTTTGGATTTGCAAAATCAGGGAATACAGATTGGTATGCTGTAGGTGCTGGAAACTTACCTATTACCTTACCCTTAACACCATATTTATAAGATGGATGTTCTTTTGTCCCTGGGTGGACACCTAACTCAACAAGATTATTTTTCCCTTTATCTAATTCAAGAACAAGTAGTGCATCACCTAAGTTCGATCCATAAGTATCTGGATCTTCAACTTTCCTTAATATTCTTGGCATGTTTGGGACCCCAAATTTATCCGCATCTGATGATGATAATTGAGTTAGAACTCTCTTTCTTGCATCGAAAGAAACATTTTGAAAATAATCCTTTAATACATCCAGTTCACTTTCTATCCCTGGAAAATTAGCCACATCCTTTTTTACTGCAGGTTTCATCTTCCCAGCAGGAGTTTTTACCAGTTTATTAATTCTTTCGATATTGCTCTGTTTGATTCTCCCCTCCCTGATATATGCCTGTACTGTCCCTAAAGCAGACATATTAACTGATGTATTACTCTTATGTGCATCATGGCTCATTGCTACCACTACTGCATAATCAGAATTTTGTGCTCTTTTAATCAGTCCATCTTCACCACCTTGAACTGCCCAAACCACATTCCCAGACCTAGCATGATCCAAACTAGGGTATTTCTTACCCCCATGTAATGGGACACCCTGTTCTAATTTAGCAGAATCGATACCTGTATATGCCAATCCACCATCAGTTAAGTCAGCATGTATTGGGAACACCTTCTTACCCTTCAACATCTCAGGTTTTATATCTGGGATATTACCAACATATTTAGGGATCTCGTGAGGTAGGAGAGAAAGAACTGGCTTGTTTGGCCCTTTATTTAATTTAGTTAAATTCTTAATTACTCTTGTTGCTTTTATTGGGGTAGATACTCCTGCTCCTACTACACCTAATGAAGATAACCAAGCATCTACTGCTTCAAGTCCAGACCATATCCCTGCTGCTGCTGCTCCAGGATAATCTCCTTCATCCAGAAGACCCATCATTTTATTATATTCCTGGGTGGACCGGACACCAGATCTGAGTGGACCCTCAACAGGGGTTATATCTTTCCTGAATTCAGATAAGAGATAAGTAGCATCATCTGAGGTTCCTGGGAGAGTCCTGTCCCATTCGGGTAGGGTCCCAAGATAAGACTTGATAGGGTCATACCAGGTATCTGGTTTACCCTGGGTCAGTTCTGATCTGTACTGATCATAAACTTGTTTAGGCATTTGGGGGCATTTGTGGTTGTGGAGGACCCTGTTGCATTTCTGAATCAGGCATCATAGAGCCATCTGGCATTTGATGCATTCCCTGCTGTTGTTGTGCCTGTTGCTGTTCCTGATGTGCTTTCATCATTGCTTCTCTCTCTCTTGCTTCTTCCCGGTTCCGTTCCAGATTGGCTTTTATCTTCTCAGTATCAAGTTTGGTATTGTATTTTGCCTCCATATCCATCACCGAAAGCTGGGCCTGAGTTTCTGTCCTGTCTTTCTCTCTGTCATCCAACCTGATCATTTTTTCACGTTCCAGTTCAAGTTTGCCCATATCATTCTGGGCATCAGATTGTGCTTTTTGACCCTGGATCTGAATATACTGCTCTTCAGGTGTAGGTTGTGGTGGTTGAGGTTCTGGTGCCTGGTACTGAGCAGGATCACCAAAAAACATTGAGGGGTCCTTAAATCCAGCAAGCTCAACGATCTTGGAGAGAGTAAGATGGTATTGCTTGAGTGTTACTATCGGATTTTCAGGACCCAACTGCTGTAGCAGGGCATCCTGCTTTTGTGCTATATTCTCTAAAAACTGCATTTTTTCGATGTCAGAACCTCCACCAAGTGGAATATCAACTGTTAGATCCATGTCTGAATCCCAGTATCTTGGATCAATTGGTACCCATTGGTTTCTGAGCCGAACCATCTTTTCCCGGTCCTGATGCTGACAGACAAGTTTTAGGACCCCTTTATATAATGGTTTTAGACCTGTTTCGGCAAATATCCTGGCAATTAGTTCAATGTGGGCTTGTGCAGCTTTGACACCTGCATCAATTCCAACTTTTGCAGTTGAAGTCAGAGACTCTACATCCAGACCCTGACTGACTTTCGTGATTCCGGTCCGGGAGGCTTTTATCTCATCTAACATTCCCAGGATTGGTAAGGCAGCTTGACCTACAAATGGCATCGAAAGTTGGGTAACTGCTGAAGGGTTTTTTGCTCTTATAATGGCTCCAACTTCAGTATTGAGCACATCTTTCATGTTTACGGCACCCTCCTGGACCATCATTCTTGGATTCACTGCCATAACCAAACTATCCATCACGTTCCGTAAGATTGCCGACTTAATTCTCTGAATATCAGCAACAATATCAGTGATGCTGGCTCCGTCCCAGGAGTGAGGAGTGGGATCTGGGGTCAGGCACACAAAAGGTATTTGGTCACATGGCATTGTGTTCACCACATTATGGGCATTCCCAATAGTGCAGACCCTCAACAATTCTGAGTAGT